TACATGAGATCCGGATCAACCTTTGCCGGGCTAGAAGAAGCAGCGATAAGATCAGCAATGTAGTCCACCGGCTCACCGCGTGGATTCTTGCGGCGGAATAACCATGCCGGCGAAACATCTTTGTCGCGCCAATACGGATGGCGGGCAATAGCGGCAATGGCGGCGAAGATATCCTCCAGCGAATACTGTGTTAGCCAGAAGGTGAGGTTGACGAGGATAGCAGCCGGCGAAGTGTAATTAGTTTTATGGATCTCATTCCACCGATTCAATACTTGCTGACCAATTGCTAATACATCTGCATTCTCATTCTTCTTTTCTTTCTTATTCTTCTTGTTAGTTGTCACTACTTTGTCATTACTTTGTCGCTGCTTTGTCATTAGAGTGTCATCTACCTTGTCATTTACTTGGTACATTTCGTAGTTATTGACTGTTATTAAAGTGTAATTGCTTGTCGCTTCCTTTGTCACTTCTCCTGTCAAAATTAGCTTGTTTAGTGCAACTCTCACCTGACGAACTGACAAAGTAACTATTTTGGAAAGTTGATTGAGACTGGTCAAATGTTGACCCCTTTTTATGGTGATACCATGCCACTGTGCATCTTCGTGATTAGCTACAAGAACAAGATACATGAATAACCGGGTAGTATTGTGATCATCCCACCATTCCCACTGTACTATTTTTCGGTGGAGTTTAACCCAGCCGTCATGGTGTGTATGTTTTTTGATCTTCATAGGATTCCATCCGTCCGTCCTGCTGATCCACTACGATCCATCCTTTGCCGTCGCAGCCCTGACAGGTCTTGCTGCCGTGGGCCAATGTACCAAAGCCGTTACAGACCGGACATTTTTGGGCGATTCTTCTTGGAGTAAACTGATTGTTGATTGGTCGCGCTTCAATCTGTCGTTCCATGTGTGTATATTCTCGAATAAAAATAGCTCCGTCAAGGCCCAGTTTTATCGCAGGTGTACCAAAGTACCACCCCGACCAAAATAATCCCGTTTCGATAAAATATTGCCCATATTCACGCGCTCCTTACGTTTACAAAACAGACCCGGATCTCCTATTTCTCGCCCGCTTATTTTTGCCTGCAAACTACTACTTGCAAAATGTTTCAATATCTACTACCATAATGCTATGGACATACAGAAGGTTGGACAATCAGGAGAGCGAGACGTAAACGGTATTGTTGTTCCTCCCGGTGCGTCTGATGCAGTACAGGATCTCAAAGACCAAAAATTTGTTGAGAAGTATACCAAGCGGGCAAAGCGCGGGGAGTTTCGCACGTTTGGGTTAAATGAAACGGAGAATCCTCCCGGCATGAATCGTGCACAGCGAAGGAAACAGCAGAAGGTTGAACGGGGGATCCTCAAAGAAGATATTAAGCGTATCAAAGCAATGCAGGAGGAAACCTATTTTGATGGTGAGTATGTTGATAAGATCGACACCATCTGCCATTTCCTTAAAGATCGCTATGGCCGCTTTCCCACCCGCTCTGAAACATTAAAGATTCTTGTTGATTTATATTACGAGCTGATTTTGGAAGAGCTGGAAGCAAAAAGGCCGGCTGAGGAATCAGCAGTTATGGACAACGTTATGGGAGAGCAAGAACAACCAGAGAAAAATAAAGATGAAAAAGTGGTACGCAAGCCACAGAGTGAAATATTCAATGATTAAAAAAGTATCTCTACTCCAATGGGAATTAAGCAAAGAGCGGTATCAAAAGGCCGGGTTCCGGTATGGCTACACTATGTCAGACCGCATGATCGTGGTCATGTACAAGCCAACGCATAAAGTTATTATCGATAAACTTGCCACATTCATCTTGTGGGTGTTTCGACATACAACATTTCGAGGAGGTGAAATGCAACATGGGAAAAATTAACGATCCGGCGAAAGCCGTTATCCCTACCACTGGTGGTAATTTTATCAAACTTGCTGCTGGATCTAATCGGTTCCGTATCATTGAGGTCTTTGCCTATTACAAGGGCTGGCTGGAAACAGAAGATACCAAGTTGTCATATATCGCTGATGATACGGGCAACCAAGAAGCAGATCAGCAAGACCTTATTGAGCTTGGCTGCTCCAAAATTACCCACAACTGGGGAATGTTGGTACTCGACAGAATGACTGGGGTGGCTGGTATCTTGGATATCCATCAAAAATCCATTAAAGAACCGATCCGTGGATTGTGGAATGATGAAGAGTGGGGGCACCCCAATCAATACGATATTGTTATTGAGAAGACCGGATCCGGAATGAAAGGCACGAAGTATCGCGTGACCCCGCAACCAAAGCGTGAGCTTACGCAGGAGGAGATAACACTTATCGAGGAGTCCGGGATTAATTTGTCTGACACATTCGATCCAAAGCGGTATAATGTAAAAGATGATGAAGCGGATGAAAAGTTTGAGACCGCACGGAGTCATTTTGCATCATCCACGTACAAGGACAATGTAAGTAAGACCGCGGACGCGCTTGGGGTAATACATCCTGATGAGCCAGCAGAGGAGCCACAGGATAAGACACTGCCGTGGGAGGGCGAGGAAAAGAAAGCCTTCTGATTGCGTATAAAACTGGTGTCTCTCTAACGACCGGAGGCACCACTTTTGTCCGGAATAATAAGTTACGAGGGAGGAGTCCTGATTCCACCCATATCCTATGCCGATCTTCGGGGCAGGATTCCTTCCTCGTAAGTTTTCCTGATTACTTGCGAGGCACTCTGTTTTATACTAGGCAGATGCCTTTGGCTGGTTAGCTCCCCACGGGGTTTTTGTTACTTATTTTCCCTCGTGATACTGGCCTCTGGCATTTGCTCGGTACAATCAGTACCAAGCAAGTCACGAGCGTATAAACGTCGCATGGCAGGCAATTTGCACAATTAAAGACTAATATCTGGTAATGCGATTCGCATTGATTAAATGTTTCTCATCGCGGGTCGAGGCCCGCACAACCGCTGGGAGACGGAAAGCTCCCCGTTTTTACGCTCATATATGTATGATTGATATTGATACAATTTTTGAAAAACATCCGCAGTGGAAAGAACGAAAACGACATGAAGTATGTCTCATTTGTCGTGCGCCCATCCAAAAACATCTGCAATACATCTGTTACTGCTGTGTATCCTGTGAGGATCAAGTCATGTCTGCCTACTCCCGGTGGTTAGCGACAAAAAAGCAGCTAGAGTTTGAGGATCTCGTGACCATGCTCACCGAGGACGGAGAAGGAATCACCATCCTCCGTCGGCTCCTCGATGATACCCAAACACAAATAGCAAAAGTTGAAAAGAAACACCTTGAACAGACAACCAAACTGCATTATGAAGCAGATCCGGTACGAAAATTGGTCCGGAAGGAATGGCTGATATTTCAGAAGAACATGGATTTGAATGAACTTGATGCAAAATATATGTTCTATCGTCGCCTTTTGAAACGCTTGCAGCCCTTATTGCCTGAGAAACCGGATGGACGGATCAGTGAAGAAGATATCGAGCAGGCAAAACGAGTACCGATTGATAAAGTCTACACCTCATTCATCCCCAATGATTTGCTTAAGAAGATTGGACTGGCGAGTTTTGTGGGTAGGTGTCCGTTCCATCAAGAGAAAACACCATCTTTCAATATCAGCGTGCAGAAGAATTTGTTTTATTGCTTTGGCTGTGCTGCCGCTGGTGACGCGATTGATTTTTACAAACGATTACAGGACTGCTCATTCCGGGATGCCGTGCGTGGTCTCCTTGAATTATGAAACGAAGATCATGCGAGTGGTGTAGTGATATAGCAGCGAAGCATTATATTAAATGCATCCGGTGTCGTAATATGCCTGAGTATAAAAAGCAATTAGTGGAAGAATTCATGCTACAAACCAAACGTAAACAGCTCCGGTTAGAGAAGGAGTTTCAAAATTATGTCAGATCACTCCATGAATAACACTGATTTTACCCATACACTGCTTAAATCTGAGCAACGGATCCTCCTTGCGCTGCTGGCTTCCATTGCTGCTAACGCTTGTATGATCATGGTGCTTATCCTGTGGACTATGCTGCCTAAGCCGCTAGAAGAATCTATCCTGACGTGTGATGAGATTGCCTGCCCTGTACCAACCGGCCGGCTTGAAGTGACTCCCCTGATACCACCAACTCCCGCGCCAACACCATTCCCGGAGATCGTTCTTGAAGAAGTGACCATCTGTGATGCCTCATGGTACTCCCAACACAATTTGATTGCCACACGGAAAGAGATTGCAGGAACCACCTATGGTGCAGCGAGTGGCCAATTTCCACTTGGCACGCCACTTACCATTTGCGTGCATGGCACAAACCGCTGTATTGATATTATCGTGAATGATTTTTGTGCTGGATGTGGCACGATCTATCCAACTCGTTGTCTTGATCTACAAAAGGAAGCCTTTGCTGAATTAGTACCGCTTACCTACGGCGTTGCGCCGGTGACGGTCTACAAAAAAGTATGGTAAAAAATGAAGTCCGGATCTGTCTTGGCTGCAAAGAGTATTTTGTACCGCAGCATGAGCTGGCGAATGTTTGCCCGCCCTGTATCAGAAAATCAACGTACCGGCCACCAAAAAAGAATAAATACAACGCAAAGAAAACTGAGGTTGATAACATCCAGTTTGATTCCATTGCTGAATCAAATATGTACAAGCAGCTAAAACCTTTAGAGCAGGCGGGAGCGATACGTGATCTAGAGTTTCAGGTTCCCTTTGAGCTGATACCAGCCTTTGTTAATGCCGGTGGTAAAAAGCAAAAGCCAGTTACCTACATTGCTGATTTTGTATTCTTTGATGTGGAGAAGAACCGGACACGGGTGCTTGACTGCAAAGGATACCGTACCGATATGTATAAGATGAAGAAAAAGATCTTTGACTGGCGATATGGCCGGGAGAATCTATTCCTCGAAGAAACAATATGATGCTGCAAAAATCACCACGACCCAAAAAAGAGCTTATGACCATGAAACAATCAAAGGCCATTGCCTCTATGGTATTCCAACTCACCGGCTCATGGAATTGGATCGAGCAGCTCAATTATGTCCAGATGCTCCTCGATGATGAATCTAAAAGCCTGCACAATCTTACCATAAAAGAAGCATCTACCGTTATCACTGGCTTAAAAGACCTACTTGACGAATAGACTCTAGTACCATATTATCAATTCATGGAAAAAACTACAGACGAAAAGGTATTTAAATACATAGATAAGGCAAGATCCATTTATGACAGATTAGAAATTGATCATATAATTCCTTACATCACGTCTGATGAGGATGAGCTTAAGTTTCTTCTTCTGATCGCTCAAATGATACAAGCGGAGGAGAGCAAATAATATGGCAAGACCAAATCATTTATCAGTACCAAATACACCAGAAGGAATTAGTCGTATCAATCAGTTGCAGGACTTATACGACAGAGATCCACAGGCATACGAAGAAAGAGAGAGATACCAAAAGCAAATGCGCCAAGAGCAGGAGCAGCAAGAACGTGAGCAATGGCAACATGAGCAAGCTATTAACGAACAGCCTAGTTTCTAGCCTAGGCGGTACAGGGGATTGCTGAATATATGAACAAAATTGGAATAAAAGATATACACGGAAATGAAATACTTGAGGGTGACAAGGTAGAATTATTCTACGTTGACCCCTACGGTAAGCAACATCAAGATATTGTGATTGCAAAGGCAACCGTAGTATATAGGCACGTGTGTTATATGCTTGATGTTTTTGAATCAGAAGTGGGTTATATAGAAAACCTGACAGTGTTTAGTCTACTTCGTAGGAAAAAGGGCGAGTATGTAGAAAACTTTGGCAATAAAACAATAATCGAAGACGTGGGGTTGTTTCAGAAGATAATGGAATAACCGCAACGGAGAACAGCATAGAGCCGTTGCACCGCCTAGATTGGAAGATTTAACAATTTAATATTTAGTCAGGCTGAGCAGAATGATTGAACGGGAGTAATTACCCTAAGTGGAATTGACCACGTTAAGTCTATGGCCCACAAGGTAGCGTCTAACCACTCGAGCGCTGTGGAATGTGCGGAAAGTATGGCTTATAACCAAAGGATTACGCATGACAAACCCTTGTTAATCACCATGTAATTCGAGCAATCGAGGGCATGTCAGCTTTATTCTGCTCGGGCTGATTGGATATTAAAGATTATCTGGGGTGGGAGGAAGTATATGACACAAAAACCTAAAAAAGAATACATGTTCCAGTACGCATATACCACAAACATGCTCGGTGTAAAGATTGTAGAAGATACTGGGCTTATTGATAGAAAGACTGCGGTGGACTTATGGAATAAATATTTTGAAGATTTTTGGTTTAAGTATGAAGGGGGATATTGTCCACAAATGTGTATCTGGGAGAATTGTGAATCCATAACGGATTATAGTTCGGTTTTAGCGGAGCTTGACTACAGAGATAATTTAAGCCGGAGAGGTGAAAAGGTATACAAAACCGAAATGAAAGAGGTTCCATTATTATAATGACGCAGACCCGCTTCAGTCTGTCCTCGCATGGCACGAGCAGAAGGTAGCTGAGGCGGTAGACAGTTTTGCTAGAGAGATAACCGCAGACATAGACACGCTGATTGACATCGCAAAGAAAGAGAAAGCCCCGTCCATTACGGACGAGGCTTAACTTTATCTACCCCTAGTACCAAAACTCCGGTGCTTCGGGTACGGTTTGACCTGTGCGAAGCGACCGTTTTCTTTTTGAACGATCCGCATAAGCATCATGTCAAATTGAGTATTCCAATATGGGATACCCTTCTCACTCAAACGTAACCGTTGTTCGAACATCTTTTTATAAGCGTTCTTGTCCCCCTTTCGGTAGGCGTTCTCGGCTATGATGTTGTCGATATGGATTACGTGGGGTGGGTTAGTTATCCCGATATTTTTCCCAACATGACACGATGCACAGATGCAAATCCCATTGTTCATTCCGTTGATGGGATAGCCAATAGGATAGTGCATTGAAGCCCAGCCTCGGGGAATTACGTGGTGCACTTGCACGTCTGTGTTTTTACAGCGTACCCAATGCCCATTCTCGACCCAATGCATCTGACAGCGATACCCATCACGTTCACGAAACCATCGTTTCTGAGCTTCGGTAAATCCGATGGCTATCTTTTTAGGGTCTACCTTTCTCATTACGACCTCTCTAGTTCGTCAGTGATAAGCAGGCGAGTCGAAACAAGGTTGGCTCGCACTGTACGCAGGTTCTTACTTGGTCGCATCTTGTCGATGATGATGATTTGTTCATTGATGTCATCGAGGACACGGCCTAGCTGAATGTGCCTGTAGCAATACTTTCGTTTGCTTGGGCGATTACACCACTTGCAGTTATTACCAGCCATTGTTCTTCACCTCGACGCCGATTGCGATAAGCTCGTCAAGATTTTCCTTATCGCGTTTCTCTTGATTGATACAAGTAATACAGCCACAAGGCTTTTTGACGTTAAGCCACCTATTCATGCGTTTCTTTGCCTGAATAATCTGGTCGATAAGTTCGGCACAGTTCAGGCAATATCCCCGATATTCTGCGAAGTTGCGATTACACAGTCCACAACGCTTACCGACCAAGATTGTCATGACTTCCTCTTTTTCCGTCTAAAGAAGCGGGGAAATCTCCGCCTAGTGACGACGACTTCGCCATCTTCCTCAACGATTATCTTGTGAGTGGGCTCAAGCCCTAGCTCACGCCGACGCTTGCAGATGTTGCAGTAGCACTTAACCTTTTTGTTGGTCATGACGCTATCCACACAACAGATATATCCAAAACTTCGTCGTACTCCAGAAGCCCGGGAACATCAACCGTTGAACGAAAACGCGCATCTATGTTCGCACGCGCTTTCCACTCTTCGTCCCAGCCAGTAGCAGAACGAAGTACCACCTGATAAAAGTCGTTAGATAGCCACCGCTTGACAGTGACTTCCCAGAAAAACATGGCACACCTCCGACAGTTGACAGTAGAGTTGACACTAAACTTTTCACGGTGACAGTAAAACTCCCGTATATGGGCGAGGTATCATTTTGCCGACATCAACAAAATGATAAAAGATGTGCAAGGTAATGCTTGGGGCATTCGCCTTGACCAGATGAGACGCGATGTCTCGTGGAGTGAGGTTTCCTGAAAGAGGAAAACAAAAAGGGGAAGCTGAGGTCTAGACTTTCTCAACCTCACCCTTTTGTTCATGTGCTAATTTCCCCAAAATGTTACAGTTTGCTATAATAAGATACAGTCCAAGCGGGTGGAGTAGCCAGTGTTTTGCGAAACGATTGCTTCACGCACTCAACACACCCGCCACGGACTATCTGTTATCCGCGAATACTTGTCTGTAGACGTGACTCGTCGTAGACCGCACCGTACACGAGTTGTGCGATACCAAATACAACTAAGATGCTCTGACTTAATGACTCGAATCCCATGCGCAATGTCTCGAACGCAAACTGTGTGTCCAAATAATTAAGTCCGGCGCCCACCAAGGCACATACGAACACAGACACCCAGAAGCGGGCGTCAGAATTTACGATCCTACGGTTGATTAAATCAATGAGTGGTGGCAATAAAAAACCTATTAGTTCCATGGATAACACCTCCTACATATTCTGAATATCTTGTGCAAGTTTCTTTATCGATTTTATTGTCTTTTGTAATTCACTTATTGTTGCACGAAGTGCAGTGTTTTCCGCCTTTAGTGGCACACAGGGATCAGTTGGCGGCGTTGGTGGAGTAGGTGGCTTTGGTGTCTCTTTCACTTTCGTACAGACCATAACCGTACCATTCAGACAAATACCTTTATCATTGTGGTAGGAGGCCTTATAAAAATCTCCATAGCTTGCCCATTTATTATTGTCCATGAAGCCATCCCATCGTTTGCCATCATAAATACCCTTAATTTTTCCATCTCGGAAGTACGGATCAGCAAACCGGATCGCTTTGCCGTCGTCCGTCATGCCGGTAATAAGGATTGCGTGACCACCCGGATAAGAAAGATCTTGTTTATACTTATTCTCCCATAAAGAGTATTTAATAACCGCAAGGATGAGCTTTCCTTCTGCCAGCCACTTCTTGATATCATCCTCCCGGACGTTATCCTTATACGTGAGATCAAACCCAAGCCATTGTGCAGCTTGGCGCATACCAACAAGTGTCGTGTTACTGCCGTCTTTGTCACCATGCTTGACAATATCTGAAATAGATATCTCCCGGCCTGTGAGGTAGTGATCCATCATTTTCAGGACTGTTTCAGCACACGTGCCGCTGTACGGGCTGCTGTCGCCATCAAGCTGTGAAAAATATTTAGGGATTCGTATGTCAGGCATCGGGTTCCTCCTCTTTTGGATCTTCTTCCGGTGCATCGTAGCCGTCCGGACTGGTTATTGGTGTGTTGAAGTAAGACTCAGGAAGTATTGGATCGGTGGATGGTGTAGTATCATCTGACATACCACTATCATACACTACCTCTTGCCCAAAAACAAGTGCGCCTAGTATACTTAGCGTATGAAACCTGTATCCGTTGCTGACGTGTACGAAATAGTGGAACGCATCGAGAGGAAGCTCGATAAGCGGGTTGATGGGATCGAGGAGCGGCTGTATAACGCCGAAGGATTCATTAACCGCGCACGGGGTGTTTTAATCGTCCTAGGCATCTTCACGGCCTCTATAGGCGCGTGGGTGTGGCAGAAAGTAACACAGCATTAACTCCCGCGCTGCATGAGGAGTACCATAATATCAGCCACATTCTCCGTAATGATCTTTTTATCCAACATTGTCGCAAAATAGGTGCGCTTCTGGTCCGGATCCATTGATTCCAGTTGCGCCAGTAGATACTCCGCCCGCTCCAAATTAGGCAATGATTTGACATATCGATCAACTCCGGTCAGTCCGAGTGCTTCCGCTTCCGTGATATTCACAATCCGATCCGCGATCCGCTCATTAAGTTCTCCTGATTCAAGTGCCTGCCGCATGATATCCTGTTTCGCTTCTGGTGTTGGTGCAGCTTTGAGTGCATTGTAGATTGATTCCGCCGTGTCCGCTTCCGCACCAGTCCGTTCTGTCGCTTTCTGTGAGAACTGCTGGATGTTTTGTACCTGCCCTTGAAAATCCGTTCCCTGATCAGCTGAGGTTCTGATCCCGATAAGCTCTGATGGTATACTGGTTTGTCGAGTCGCGATACCACCTTCCTGAAACTCTGATTCCTTTGCCGGCACGGTTTGTGACAGTCCGGGGATTGAAGTCCGCATTACATCAGCAATAGTATCCGGATCACGTACCGTTCTGTCTGTCACACGGGCTAATTGTCGTACTGATGAAGGAATAAATCCGCTGGCAATGGTTCCAATAAACCGCTCACCACTTCGATCCGGATCCTCAATAGCGGCAATCAAGTCTCCAAGCGAAGTGAGGAATGTCTGATCAGTGATGTTACTGGCAATATGTCCGGCAATTCGTACAATCTTTTCCGGTGTTGGTGCAGTATTATTTGCATCAAACTCCTCATGCATGATCGCAACCTGTGACAAGATAGCATTGAGTGGCTCGATACGGTTGTATTGTACCCATTGATCACCGATCCGGATTGACCACGGCTGTTTCCCATCAGCAAAGAATGCATCACGTTCCTTCTGATTCTTTGGTGCGCCGGCTGTTATCTTGCCGTCAGCTGCGTACCACGCCAGAGCCGCCATTGCTGTGGTTCCCATAAAGACACGGGCTGCCTGATCAGCAATTTCTCCCTGTGGTGCTTTCTTTAATATCTGTTGGCCAAGTTTGAAGCCGCCAAGTGGGGTGCGTTCAAGACCATAGCTCACCACGTTGGTTGGTGTCTGGACGAATGGGATCACAAACCGGAGTGGTTTCACCTCACCAAGCGGTCCAAGATTCACTGAGACTTTATTGCGTAGACTTACTACTGCATCAGCAAAATCACTTTCCTTTTGGAAGACAAAATATCGTGCGCCTTTAACAGCCTGACTGATCATATCTTCTGTTGGTTCAGCCACCAAATCAGTGTATCGTTTCAACAAATCATCACCGGACAATCCACTATTCTTGGCGTTACGCCATGCAAGCTGGTGTAAGCTCATATCATAGTTAAGTGCTTTGAAGAACTCGTCACCAGCGACAAGGAACCGTGAAGGAAGATTAGTGATATCACCAATCTTCCCCTTGATCTTCTGAAATCGTGGCCCTTGACCACCCAGCTTTGTCATGTCGGCTACTTGGCTGCCCTCACGGAGTACCTTTGCCGCGCGTTGGATTCCTTGTGCGAAACCTGACCGAATCCCATTCAGTTCAGCAAGCGATTCAGTGGCATAACGGGTGCGTTCAAGGTTCCGTCCAGTGATCCGGCCCGCTTTTTGAAGTGCCGCATCAATCCCACCAGCGAGTGCCGATTCCGGTACGCGAAGTGCTGCCGCTGCGGTGTTTGAGAGCATATTGATAAAATGGGTTGATGGTGCGGACAATACCGAGTTGTACCAATACTCCTCCATCTTCTCAATCGGTGTGGCCGGACTCACCTTTTGTAAATATTTAATCAGTGAATCAGCATCGTCCGGATCGAACGAGTTAATATGATCAAGATAGGTCTTTGCCTTATCACTGTCACCAAACCACCGTCTAATGATCTCATCACCTTGTGCAAGCGGACTATCATCAATAATCTTTTGAAGACTTTGGAGGGATCGCATCCCACGTCCAAGTTCCGCTCGTGCGCCAAGCGCGGCGGGGAGCATCTCCTTTAATACTTGACTGGTCTTCACCAGTTCAAGATTAAGGGCTTCCGGTACTTCCTCTCCACGTTGTGTCAGATCACTTATTTGTCGTTTAATGGAGCGTATAGTGGATTTTTGATCCCGGATGAGCTGTGTGACGGCTTCCAATTCCTCTGCGTTCCATACGCTGCCGGGCTTGCGACTTATGACATCCTCCACCGTCATGCCAACTTCCTGTGCCAGTTCTTGGAGTTGCGTATCAGTTATCTTGCCGCGCCGTTGCCGTTGTACTTCCGGGAAATTTTCCTGTATTGATTCCTTCATTGTCTTAATGAGATCCTTATCTTTGCGTGAGGTGATCTTCTCAAACGAGAATTCAAACGGTTCTTCTCCCTCATGGATGAGTTTCCCGCCACGCTGTACCACCTTTGGTGTAATATCCTCAGCAGCTTCACGAGTATACGCCGGAGCCTGATCACCCAAAAGACCCAATACTTCCTTGCGCTCATCGAACAAGCTCTGAATCTCTGGATCTTTTACCGGCCGGATATCTTTTTTAGTAGGAAATGACTTGGCAAAATCAAACGCTTCATCGTCATTCTGTAATCCAGTGACTTCTTTAATGCGCTCAATAACATTATTCGTAAGTTCCGGCTTCAATTCCCGCGCCGTCTCCACATCACCACTCGCTATTTTCTTATTCAATCTAACGGTACTTTTAAGTCGGTTGATCTCTTTGATATCATCCTGACCAAACATGGCCCGGCGTTGATTCAAAACGTCAAGCCTGCCCTGTGCATCAGTCATTTTCCCACTAATAATCTCATCAATCTCTCTGATACGATCCCGCGCTTGCGAGATGAAAGTGGCATCAGCAATCTTTTTCTGTTGGAGATTTTCTGCTGTTTCACCAATACCTTCCCGAACTAATGAAGCACCACGCTTGGCAAGCTGCTCACCGGCTTCTCCTCCCGCACCTTTGACAATACCACCAATATCAACCGATGAGGCAAGCTCCTGTACATAGCGGCGCTCTGCATCCCGCTTCACCTTATCCGCTTCTTCTGGTGAAAGTGTGGTGTCAAGGACTGTCGCTCTACCAAGCGCATCAAACTTCACATTAAGATCACGTTCAATCAGTCCAGCTTGCCGTTGAATATTTTGGAGAAGCGGCAGCTCAATAGCCGCACGAGTGAGTGGTTCAGTTATTTGCCGCCCACGTTGAGGGAGTTTTGCAATCGTCCGCTGTTTGAATTGCTCCACCTTTTCTGGATCCCTGACATCACGGGCGAACCCACCACCAAATACATAGGCGGGTTTCTCAGCCAGCGGTTGAATAGCGGCTCCCGCACGAAGGAATATATTAGGATCACGTCGTGGCTCCGGTTCTTCATACCCACGAGGTATTTGCTGCAGAAGATCTTGTGCCTTAGGTGTACCACTCCTGAGGAATTGTTGTGTTTTTGGCGTAAGGACGTTCTCTGACCGACCGATACCGAAGATATCAGTGATTACTTTCCGGGCAGCTTTCTTAAATATATCCTCATCATCACGTCCCGGCTGCCGCGGAGTAAATGCTTGTCGAAATCGGTCAAAAGAAATGGTTGCCATAGCATAATGATATCACGTTATAAACCGAGTGACTGGCGAAGTACGTCAATACTGCTATTACTCGACGCGTTAGGGAATCCCCGGTTGACTGTATCATAGATCCGGGAAAGGTTTTCATACACCGATGATGAGAAAGAAGCCGGATACACATTCATTATTTCTGACAGATCAAAGATACGTCCATACTTATACACCAAATCTTCCGGACTGACACCTCTGTTTGCATCTGTGATGAGTGCCTGCTGGAACTGCGCTTTCTCCTGCTGTGCTGCAGACGGTTGGCTCGCGCGGGCGTTCGATGCAGCCAATGAAGCACGCTGTAGGTTCAATTGTTCTTGCGCCATCATCCGGTTAAACGCCGCTTCTTCTGCCCGTTGTTGATCAGAAAATATACTCGATAAATTACCAAAGTCCATCTGCTCCGCCTCAGCAGCAGCGGCCTCACGCATCGCCTGTGCACGTACCACATCAGCAAGCCCTTGTATTATTTCTTCAACCGTTCCTTGCCGGCGTTGCTGGAGTCCGGCGATACGAGTCATTTCATTAAGCGCCGTTCCACGACGTTCCGCTTCAAGACCAATACGTTTGATTGGATCAATCGTCATCACTCCCTCACCCTCCCGGACTTCTGATGGGGCGCGTACAAACCGTTCTGATGCAGCTCCCATTTGGCTGGTCAGCTGGTCAACACCACGAGTAGCGGATCGATTCTTTAATTCTTCCTGCACCCGTGAGTAAAACTCCTCACCAAAGCCAGCAGATGCCGCCGCTTGGGTAGTGCTTTCTCTTACACGCGCTCGTTGGTTTTCAAGGTCTTGTATGGTTACGGGCATAGAAACTCCTTTCCGGTATTATATACCAGCTCGTCGCTTAAATTCAGTATCAAAATAGGTCTGGAACATTGAGTCAGCAACACCAGCACTCTTTAACGCCTGCTCACGGGCTAATGCAAAGTTCTCTTCTTCTTGGCCAATGAGATCGGTAAACTGCGCTTCACGGGCAAAATCACGGTTTCTGATAAGCTCCTGCATATATCGCTCACCTTCAAGTCCAAGTCCGTACTGGGGGATATTCGCAAATGAAAGATTAGTGGAAGCACTTGGTACGGAGAGATCCCCGGTTCCATACGCTCGTTCACCACGTCCGCGCATGATATCAGCCTCAGCAGTCCGATTGGCCTGATAGGCAGCAACGGCTTCACGTGCTGCTGCTGCACGTTCTTTGGTATATTTCGCCTCAGTCTCAGCCGCTTGCTGCTGGACACCACCACGGCGTACCAGCTCACCCATCTCACTCCCACGGCGGCGTTCCAATTCACCCATACGCTCAGTCGTAGATCCGGCAAAGCCAAGCCCGGCTTCAACCCGTCCTTGTATTTCTCCTTCCATACGATCCGCCCATGCAGTCCGTGCTTGATCGAGATTAAACTCAGTCGTTGCACCAATATCAGCCATACGCTGGGCAAACTCTTCTTCGCTTTGTGCCTCAGTCAGATCAATCTTTTTGAGTTCAGTCGTAACAGAGGTGGCTATCTCCCGGACCGCTTGATCATAATCCTCTTGCGTCCGAAGCCGTTGTTCACCAATTTGTTTTGTGAGATTAGAAAGCTCGACATCGAAGTAGGGTTTAATGAGATCCATTGCCTGTTGCTGCAAGCGTGCTTTTGTTTCTTCCGTGATACCGGAGCCAAGATCACGGAGTGCTTTCTCCTGCCGGAACTCCCATTCGTCCACGATATCAGCAGCAAGTTTGATTAAATCTTGCTGTGCTTTCTGTGCACTCAAAGTTGCTGCCTGTCCGGGTTGGGTAGCTGGCTTCTCACTCTTTGGCACCATGTGAGCAGGAGCGGGAAGCTGTGTTCCCACTTGGAGCGTGCGTGGATCGCCGGTATAGCCGGACAGTTGTTGCCAGTTAGGGCCATAGATTGTCCACAGGGTATCCCCCGGTTCAATCTGTATTCGACCATTGCCAATGTATTTAGCCATATATGCATACTACCAAAACCTATTCCGTTTTAGTAGTGTCATCAATTTCCTCCGCGTTATCAAGTATTGATAAACAGGCATTGCGCGCAAGGTTGATAAGACGGGCTTCTTTGATCACATCTTTACAGAGTCGGTACTCAAAATCATCAAGTATAATTTCATCATCAGTTGATTGATAGAGCCGTGTTGCAAGCGATACTGCCATTGCCGCACGATCAGTACCCGCGTCTGACATAGCTAAGATGTTTGAGAGGATTCCTTTTGCATTCATCTCAGCACCAAACTCATCAACGATAGGCTGACCAGTGTGTGCAATAACGGGGTCAAGTAATTTCGTTAATTTTCGCTTCATAACAACACCTCCTTACGTTTCATGTATATGTTTTTCGATCCAATATTCTAATCCTTTCGATTCCCATCCTTTCACTGCACCGGGATCTTTTCGTGTTCCAATAACTAAAACATTATACACACCATCTTTGTTTGCTGAAATATACACACGCCCATTTTTTACGACTGCCCGTGCGTACGCCTTTATATCAACCGAAGTCACCCATGCCATCGGATTTTCGTTAAGATGATCGAAATAATCTGGAAGCTCAATACACGCTTCTCTATCAACTACTTCCACCGTGTATCGATAAATGTTATCACCAGCCGTTGGAGACTCAACGAAGCTGTGGCGTAGCCGTGTTCCCTTCTTCTTACTTGGATCCGGATGGGGAATATCAAATGATCCACTCGTTTTACTCAGGTTTCCGTTGATATCAACACCAGCATTATCGATGCCCATACGTGAAACACCGTCCGTCACAAACTGATGAATTCCATTTGTTTCATAGCGCAGTGCATCATTTGGTGCTCCATTTCTTTGATAGATTTGAGCCGTTCTTGTCCCACCAGCAACAATTGTTATCCCCGGCGCACCAGTTCCGACACCAATCACAACACCTGTATGGGCAAATAACGTTCCTCCTGACAATTCCAGACTTCCTTGGATCAAACCGCCAGCAGTAAAGTTGAATCCAGAAGAACAGGTAAATATTATTTGATTCCCATTAATTGCAATTCGACCATTAAAACTTCCACCAAAGAGTCCTAATTCAACAATATCATATCCTAAAACTTCAAGTGCTCTTACACTTCCCGGAAAACTCCCCACCAATCTTCCCGACTCAAGCCCTCCTGACGTAAAAAAAGTGAGTAGCGAACCAGCTAATCGTATCCGTTCAGTGCTTGATGTGAATACTGAAAGAAAATTTGATGCACCATTCATCTCCACCCGCGTAGTTCCACTCGAAGTTCTCACCGTACCACCTGTAATCGTCGACGCTTCAATAGTTCCGGAGAAATATGCATCACCTGCTGTGTTAATAAAAAACGTTGTCACACCAGCCTTCCGGCCATAGATACCATTACTATCAATCCGGATCCCATTCGTTGGCAATGAGAGGCCGGACAAATGACTATCCAAAAAGCCTTTCGCAATGGTACCGTCCATGCCAAGCCCATCAAACGCGCGACCAGCACCATCAACCTCATCAAGCGTTGTGCGATAATACGTGCTACCATCATCAATATCATCAAGATCCCCGGAAAAATCACCAATATTGATTGATCCGGTGTTAATTTCATTCGCCGTAATCGTACCAGCTTGTATTTGATCAGCCGTAATGTCTGATACCACTAAGCCTGTGGCAAATACTGGTGTTACTTTCGCTTTCTTGTTAGAATCAGCCACCCGCTCAACGATTGCCAGCAATGTTTTCCCTGTTCCAACCGCATCTTTTGGTACAGTTGTTGTCAGCAATACGCCTTTGTGCGCCACATCGTAGTAGATAAACGTCGTGGCAGCAATATCTCCCGTATCGCCTGCGACAATTTCTTCCGTTATCTCACCATTGGAAAGGTTGATCGTGCCACTACCCCAGCCAGCCGTGTCACTGTCAATAGAATTGAAAGCGATATCAGTGGTGAATCGTGCGTAGGTATTGATTGGCCCGTCCAATGATCCTTCCGGGAAAAGATTACTGACAGCCAATGGTGTCATCCGGCCGGACGATACCATGGGCCGTTCAAGGAATGTATTGTAGCCAAGCGATTGTAGCCGCGGTGAAATCATATTATTTCCGATCCTCCGCACGATCCTGCTCCAGCTCTTGGATACCAATCTCAAGCCGGTACAGCTCGTATGACGGACCGCTTCCCATCTCTATACCACGAAACTTAATCTTTTCCGATAACGCACGGAACCATACCTCACATACATCACCACGAAGTGAATCATGAATTAGTTCCCACGGCTCCGATTCCCCCGTCTTGTAGGACAATTGTAAGCCTGCAAAGTTCTTGCCATAGAGCCGCAAAGAAAGGATCTCATTATATACTTCACCTGGATAAATGTAATCCGTTTCAAACCCTGACGCCATGTCTTTGCCGTTGTGTGACTGGCCATCAAGTTGCTTCATCACTTCTCCATCGAACGTGCCAAACACTAACTCTTTGCGGTTAAAGAGTTGGATTGTGGCAACCACACTTGCTTCATCCGCGCTCTCCAATCGATACCATGCGTTTTGCGTGGTATCGTAGAGTGCCCATACATTCTTCCACATTACTCCATCAATCAAAACCTCACCGAGAAAGAGGAAATAGTAGTTGTCAATAAAGCTGCCACGGAGTACCGTAAGATCTTGGATCCCTTCGAACCAATCTTCAATCGCGTTACTGATCTTTTGTGGGTCTCCACCGTTGGTCACGTAGGCACCTTTGTCATTGGCGTAGTAGCACCAGTTCCGGTTATAGCAGATAACATCCTGATTGATCGCACCAATATCAGATATTTGTTTGAGCTGTGTTGCATCGCCTCGAAACACTCGGTTACGGGTAAAGATGAGCTGATCCTCACCAGCAACACCAAAACCGACAAACGGCTCCGGGAGCGGCAAAGTTTGTACATCAGTATCCCATTCAAGATTCCCTTCCGCGGCGCGTGTTGAGTAGTACACCACCGCCGGTTGTGCAACGCCGTCAACAATACAATCACCAAGATACAGCCGGGTATCACGATGAAAGTTCAAACAGCCGGCTTTTGGCGCACCGATGATATGTGTGCTACTTCCCCATACGCCCGCAATGTTTTCTAGTAATCCCTCAACTTTATTCGTCGCAAAGAAAAGATCAAGCTGTGGCACTGAGGCAAACCGGACCCGTTGCCCGGACGTAATCTCTGGTGTCTGCTGCGTCCATGTACCAGCCACCAACTTGTATAACGCGCCCGGATTCTCAATCGGACTTGGACTCGCACTCTCACTACTACTTGACGAAGATGATGGTGATATTGAGCTACTCTGTGACAAGGACGGAGAAGTGGACGAGGAAGGACTAATCGAGGCGCTAGGGCTTGCCGATGCCGAAGGAGAGGCAGATGCACTTTCTGATGTTGCAGCCCCGTCAACGGCCACATAGGGTTCCACAGCACCGCTCTGTGTACCTCCACGTACATACTCACCGATACCAAGTATCTCTCTACCGGCAATGATTTGATTTCCGATACGTGAGTAACCGGGGATCTTTTTTAACGCGCCAATCTTTTTCCCATACATATTGCGGATATCACTAAAGATTCCTTCATGGGAACGATCACTCGAGAAAAGCGTAGGGTTTGCTTTCCTATTTATGCTTTGGAGTTGCGGTAGTACAAAGTATTGCATTAGATATATTCTTCATCATCAATAATTCCTCCATCGGCTTCGATGTTGAGGGTGTCAAGTTCATAGCCTTGGAATCCATCGGCAACCTGCTGGACGTATTCATTTAGCATATTATTATAATCACTTTGATACATCCGGGATCGATCACGATCTTTTTTAATCCATGCGCGAAAGAGCATATAGGCAACAATCACGTCACGCGCGCCATACGGCAGTCCATGTTCATTGGTTGCATCAGTCATCGGACGAGGGAAGATATCAGCCCAGTACACAACATTTGCTTGTTCATCCGGGATAATCCCCCAATTGATACCACGCCGAAAGAAGCGCGGCGCAACGCGAGTATAGGGAGCTTGTGGCTCGATATTTTGTTCATTGATTCTTCGCGCCCGGATTGCGGATTGACCTGTGTACTGGACTCGGATTACCCGAAACTTCATAAACCGTTCCGGGAGTGGTATCACCTCAGTACCTGGTGACCATACAACTGTATCTTTTTCTGTCAGCACCGGCATATTAAGCTGGCCAAGCGCGCGAGCAACCATACGGACACCCGTCCGGGCAAGTTGTCGCCACTGTCGCTTACTCACGACACGACTGTCAGGATCCCCATATTCCTCAGCCGCTTCTTCAACAATTGAGTACAATGCATCCTCTGAATAGCCAACACCCTCTAGTGGCATTGAGAACTCAGACACATTATCAGTTTCACTATTCTTGTATCGGAACTTGTACCAGTCGTCACGTGTGCCGGAAAGATCATCATAAATGGTTTGCTTTTCATCAATATCAATATCAATCGTGGTAATGAGTGTGTACGTACCGTCCGGATCTGGATCACGATAGATTTCTATTTTGTCATACCGAATCTTGGTGACACTTTCTCCTGCAGCGTGAGGGAAAATTGGGCCGGTAGCATGGCTAATCGTATCCGGAGCGGTGATACCGGAGAGTTTGACAATCTCCGCACGTTCCGTACCAGCAGTACCAAACACCGTAAACATATTGTCAAGAAAGCCCGCCGTATTTTGCACTTTTGACGCACTTGCTGCGGCTAAAACGTTAGCAATAAGCGTTGTTTTAGCGGTATCAGGTTTTGGATGCGGTATGAATATCAGCATATATTATTGCTATGATACCACCGAACTATCCTGTCGTGAAGTCAGGACGATCCGGGTATGTCGTAAAATCAGGAACACCCTGATCAACAACTTCTTCTGCACTTGGACTGGGTGACACCGAACTACTTGGTGATATTGATGCACTTTCGCTACTACTTGGTGATATTGAAGCTGACGGACTTATACTTGCCGACGGGGATACGCTCGGACTTGTGCTACTACTTGGCGAAATACTAGCACTCGGCGAAACACTTGGCGACATGGAGCTACTCGGTGAGGTGCTGGCAGATGGAGAAACACTCGGACTCACACTACTTGACGGCGACACTGACGCACTGGGGCTGACTGATGGTGATGCACTACTTGACGGTGACACCGAAGCTGATGGGCTGATAGAAGGAGATACCGAACTACTCGGACTTACTGATGGTGATGCGCTACTGGATGGCGAAATACTGGCTGACGGGCTAATACTTGGACTCATACTGCTAGACGGTGATACTGATGCCGACGGAGACACCGATGGAGAATTACTGCTCGACGGTGATATTGAAGCTGATGGCGAAACGCTTGGACTCATTGAGGAACTTGGGCTTGTTGAAGCCGACGGACTGATGCTTGGTGATTCACTACTGGACGGTGAGATACTTGCGCTTGGCGATACAGATGGTGAATTGCTTGATGATGGCGATATCGAGGCACTTGGACTTACCGAAGGTGATTCGCTGCTCGACGGCGATATACTGGAGCTTGGTGATATGGAAGGCGATTCACTACTCGATGGACTCACTGATGGCGACGCACTGCTCGACGGACTAATACTTGCACTCGGTGAAATTGACGGACTCTCACTTGAATCTTCTGACGGTGATGGGCTTTCCGAACTTGACGGTGATATACTCGGACTTTCAGAACTAGATGGCGAGACACTTGGCGATACACTACTGCTCGGACTGACACTTGCTGATGGAGAAATTGACGGACTTACAGAACTTGAAGGGCTAACTGATGCACTTGGTGACACTGAGGCGCTCGGGCTGACGCTTGGAGAGGCACTTACGCCAGATACAAATGGAGTAGACCGTATAAAAAGAGGGTCTACCGATCCAACAGGACTCGCATCGTTACCATTCGCACTAACATCCTCGAAGTATGAATTTAAGTCTAATCTTACCTGTATCCCACCGTCTACGTTATTACCATCATATAATTCATCAATATCATTCTGTGAGAGAATGCGGTTGTATATTTTTACCCTATCAATTCTTCCTCTAAAAAAGTTCCCTGATGACACTGCCCTCTTTCCAATCGTTGGGGTGGCATCTGCAGCAGTCATTGCGCTTGATGTATCTTCTGTTCCCTGTTCTACCGAGTCAAGGAATAGTCTTGCAGATGTAGTACTCCACGTTGCAACAATATGATGCCATTCACTATTTGGGATAACGTCTGTTGTTATATCAAATGTTTGTGTGCCACCATTGTTACCTCTAAAGGATATTCTAGTGGGGTCGGTTCCATTCACTAAAACAGTAAACCCATCGCTTGGGCCCGAATTTTGCCAGTCAATTATGCGGTCATTTGAGTCTTGATTGCCGTCTTTATATACCCAAAAAGACACTGTAAACGCACTCGCCGAAGGCACAAACGAAGGTATTGTTAGCCCTTGGTCTGAACCATTGACTTCTACTGCATACTCAACTGGCTCAAAAGTAACATTAGTTAATACGGCATCATTGTTATTTCCGCTAATATCCTCAGTCGTAGACTGCTGATCGTTAAAGGGTATATTAAGATCTGGACTAGAAGGTATAACCCCTTCGCTATATAAATCCTCAATTTCCTCGATGCTTAGCACTCTTTGATAGAAAAGAACTTCATCTATTCTTCCCTCTAAAGATCTTCCCCCCGTATTCCTATTTCCCAGTGTTACCTGATCACCCGTTGTCTCCTCTAACTCACCACTCCAGTCATAGATGATATCCATTGTTTCAGGTACACCGTTAATATATATCTTGCCTTGATATACAGACGGCTCAGTACCTTCAAGATCACCATCAAAAGTAACAACAACGTGATATCTGACTCCCTTTCTTAATTGCGTACTACCCCAAAACTCACTTACTCCATTATTAGGATTTCCTTCGCCGGAGGAGTTCGCTACCTCTAACCCTATTCTTCTAAACTTACCATTAGTAGGGTCGCCCATAATACAAGTAAAGTGTGGGCCTTTCTCCCATAATCTTGGTAATACGTTATTCTGCCAATTATCAAGGTCAACCCACATAGCAATAGAAAACTGATTATTAACTTCCGGTCTAAGCTCTACAGTATCCGTGATAATAGCTTCACTATCAATTCCATTAAACACTCCTTGATAATTCGTGTATGCCTCTGGAGAGGGAGAAGCACTTGCCGATGGAGAGACTGATGGACTTACTGACGAAGAAACAGAACTACTAGGTGACACACTCGCCGAGGGTGAAACTGAAGGACTAACACTACTACTCGGTGATACGCTCGGACTAACACTACTTGACGGCGACACTGATGGACTGACCGATGAGCTTGGACTGATGCTTGCCGACGGGGATATACTCGGACTCACACTGCTACTAGGCGAGACACTGGCACTGACACTACTTGATGGTGACACCGACGCACTAGGGGAAATCGAGGCAGATGCCGATGCACTGGGCGATATAGACGCACTGGGCGACACCGCAAGCTCTGTCGTCACGATTACTGGCTTAAACTCGCCAAATACCCCCTGAACCTGATTAGTAGTTAAATCCCCCCCTGCCTCGTCAATAACAGGCTTAAATTCACCAAATACTCCTTGTACATGATTTTGTGTCATAACCCGATTGGCCCGATTACGATATTACGGGTATCGGGTCCACATAAAATACATTACTTTGTGCTTCTTTCGTTTTGGCGTACCAGCATCGTAAATATGCAACGCCTGCCTGTGCGGGGGCTACGGTTACGGTTAAACTTTGCCACGCTGTACTACCGTTAAAATCAATCACTCCGGTACTCTTAGTTATCTTTCTAAAGTTATTTGTGGCGTGACCCCATGCTTCTAGTTCTATCCAAAGTTCTGATGCTGTAGGGTCTGCTGTCCAATTTGCTGTCGCTTCCGTCCTAAAATATACGGTATAGGTTTTTGGGTCGGTTGTGGCGTATATAGGAAGCTCAAAGACCATAAGTCTTGAATATTCCCAATTATTACTTATTGAAGTAGTGGGGGTTACTTTTATCGACCTGTTCGAACCACCTGTACGAACAATAGTAGTTTCTGACTGGTAAATATACGTATCATTAGAGTTATTTGGTGGCATCATCGTTACCCTGTTGTCTCCTAGAGTTCCGTTATAATCTTCTAACAATATTTTCCCAAACATACCGGTTCCTGCTGTAATGACGGCAGAAGATCCTGCAAGTAGATTATTTCTTCCAAAGACATTGTTGACACTCGAGCTGCTTCCCATATCAAAACTGGTGTCGACATTTACAACTTCGCACTCTTCAATGTATCGAGTGTAACTCATTGTGCTGGCATATGTTAGAAAAGTAGCACTTGCAACACTGTTACCGTCTATAAAGCAATTCTTTATAAAGCCAGTACCATAAGCGTCGCTTTGATTTCTTATAAATGACTGGTTGTTATACGAACGGCACTTAGATATAAAGAGGTAGTGGGTGTCATCCGTTAGCGTAATTGCATGGTCAGCCGCACCATTTCCTATAAATATACAGTCTATAAACTGATGCCCTAGGCAAGAGTCTATCTCCACCTCACCGGCGTTTGCCTTAGTTCCTCGTATAAGAACGCCTTGTATCTTCCAGTAATTGTCTGTATCAAAATTCCACCCAAAGTTATCAGAAGCCGCATCATTCCAGTGCGGAGGGTTCTGCATATTTATAACCGTCTTACCCGAACCTGCCTCATTCCCCTTGTACGGTAAGTACAGCGTAACTGTAGTCGTAGAGACTGAAGCCACCTCATACGCAAACTCCCTATTATTCTCACCATCTACATAAATAATGTCTCCCACTGCAATCACACCGGATACATCAGCACTAAATGTAATAGTCTTTGATCCAAACGTGAGCGTTGCAGTAGCCGTTCCAGATATGTCTACGTGATCGCCCCAGGCATCATCGTAGTCTGCTTCTATGACAATTGGTGCTACTATTGTTCCGTCTGAGGTGAAGTCAAGATCAGACCCGTTATCATACCCATTGGTCATACCACCACGCAAAATAGCCACATCTCCCGCGCTTCGCGCACTCTCGGTGAATTTGTCAAGTGTTAGCCATGGTGAAATTGTAGGGTGAGTACCCGCCGCCGCATCACTTCCATTGTCTGCATCAATATAATAGGTTGCCATACTAGCGTAACTCCTTTCTGGTTACTTTCTTGTTCTTGCGTAATTCGCGTTCTTTTTTGATCCGCTCAACCGATTGTTCTAACTTAGCAACCTTCCACCCATACATCACCTTCTGGTCCTCAAACTCTTCATCAACCCATTGTTGTAGTGTCTTGCCCTCTATTTGCCTCGGATTATCCTGCTCATCAAACATCTGCTGAAACTGCCGTGTAAGCTCGTACCGTACCGCTTCCGGCCAATTTGTAAACTTATCCAAGTCCTTGCCCACTTTAGACAACTTACGCTCGTGCGCTTCCTCCATCTCGGCTAACTGATATTCTGGCCTGATATCAAGAGACTCAGCCTTCACATCTTCAGCCCACTCCGCATTACTACGCGGTTTATTGGCATTCCATACTTCAATAGCTTGTAATTTTTCTTGACGTTTTGTATCCATACAGTTATTGTAGCACACGAAGATCCCAACCCGGAATAGCATCTGATTCAATCCATCCGTTTGTATACTTTTGATTCCTAAACTTTTCCTTATCCCATCGCTGTGTTGTTTGATTCCAGTCACCTTTTATATCGACATTTGGAAACTCAGAAAAAAAGCCAACACACCCAAAAACATCTTCCCACTTAATCCGTCCATGCGTCATTGGCTCAAATCCCATACGGCGACTAAACCCTTCTTTCTCAATACGCAATAGACGCTCCGTGAAATGCGTAATAAGCTGCTGACGGTATCCAACGAGCCCAGACAACTGTTTAGCGTCATAATGTAAACAATGGCCGTCAGAGACCCGATAAAACCACACATTCTCGTTATAATAAAAAGTATCTTCATCCGATGGTGTGAACGCAAAATGTGACGGATGATACAGTACGTCATGCTCAGCAAAGTACACAATATCCTCAGTCATCGCTTCAAGTCCGGTAAGGATCTGTCTAAACATTGATTCAGCACTACTTTTTAGCGGCAGGTGAATATTGCGACCAAAGTGTGGCATAGGTTTTTGTGAAACCGAGGTGATGGGAAGCCCCATCTTTTCAAGATTCTTCTGTACTTTCTTACCAATTTTCACCGGCAGCTTATTGTTCGTGTAATAAAGGATCCCTTTTGTTTTGCTGGTAAATCCGGGTACGGCGGCTTTCATAGCTAATATTGTATCACGAGGAACACGGGGATCTGAATATATCGGAACACCCATGAAGTCACCAACATATTCTACCTTTTCTCCTCTCGAAATCTTATAAATCACTCTATCATCATATTCACTGATACGATCAAGATCCTCCTGAGTCCAGCCGGGAACCGGCCAGAACTTCTTTAAGAGCCAACTAAGCGGACGTACCTGCTTATCCCAGCCATTCTCAAAGAATAAGTGTTTTGCTGCTTGTTTTGCGTATTCAACTTGTTTTCCTGATAACTCATACGGGAATCCAAAATCTCCTCCTTGCGTTCGAAACATATGCGCGTACCACGTCTTCTGATTCACCATAACCGAGCCACCGGATAGCCATGTCTTTACGGCAACCTCGATTCCCTGACTGCCCCAGCTTCCAAAGTCCTCATCACAAATATTTAATTCCCAATACTTCGCACGGGTGAGCATGAAACACGATCCTTGTAGCGACATCGTCGGCGTGATATCACCCTGCCCTTCCGGACGTTTAGAGAACTCCCGGAAATACTGAAACTTTGGCTGCGTGTCAAAAGCATACGATTTACTCTGCGGACTTTTCTTTGCGATCCACACAATATCGCGTTCCATATTACCGCCACACTGCGGGCATTTTCCTTTATCCGGTGTCGGTCCTTGATAGATCCGCTCTCCGCATTCTTCCTTGTTATTATCACCAACACATACCCAGTCAAACGCGTGGAGATTCCGCATCACCGGAACCATCGTCCAGTCATCCTGCATCACATCCAACATCTTTTGATCAAACCCTTCATCGAACGCACAGTGCGCGTCAACCTTCATTACGTATTTCGCGTTGGATAAACGCGCTGCTTGATTTGTGGCGGCTCGCTGACCGATACTCACGGGGTTATAGATCACCTGCACGTTATCATGTTGCACAATACCCGGATCAGCCCATGCGCCGTCAAGTACAACAATCACTTCGGTATTCCCTCGGATATTTTGCACGAGATCCTCCACGGTCCGGGAGAGGAACATTTCATTGCGGGCAGGTATGAGTATGGACAAATCGTATTTTTTGCTCATTCTTTGACAAAAAACCATGATGAGGCTGATTGTTTTTCACGGACAACAAACCAAATCGGTATTTGTTTTGCGTACATATAGGCCGGGATTACATCTTTAACATCATTAACATACTTGCCGCTGTTACGTCTGAAATCGTGACCGGCAACGATACCACCTTTTCGGATCTTTGGTATCCAAACATGGAGATCCCGCGTCACCTCAAAGAATTCATGGTTCCCGTCGATGTACACAAAATCAAGGGATCCATCGGCAAAGTCTTCTGCTGCTTCGTGGCTGAATTTCCTGATCGGTATGAAAGGTTCATTCTTCATTTTCTTTAGTACATCGTCATAGAACCCGTCCAGCTTCTCCTGTGATACGTGTTCGCGGTATCCAGAATATGCTTTCCATGGATCTACGCCGTACAAGACATTCAGTGTTTTAATGCCTTGACAAAGCGTTTTAGCGAACACCGCTTGTTCAACACCAACTTCAACACCGCGGGTGTAGCCAAGCTCAGTAAACAGTTCCGGGAATACCTCACCACGTCTACCGGGAATTTCAAGCATACGATTCCGCTTGCCGTCAAAAACACCGGGAAGACTTTCAAAATGATATTTCTTTAAGATGTGTTGTAGTTCTTTGGTCATACGTGTAGGTTATTAAATATTGTATCCGCGAACTTTTCCCAGCTAAAATCAGCAGCAATAGCTCGCCGTTCATCTTCGTAACCAAATAATCGGTTCCGAAGATTAAACACTTTAATCAATTTCTGTATTACACCATTACGATCACCTTCATCAATAAACAAAGCGATACCGTTAAACCACCGACGATACGCCAACGTGTCAAACGTTATTGGCTGTGCGCCGCACATAAAGCCTTCAAGTATCGGCAACTCAAACCCTTCTGTTCTGCGAAGACCGGACACATATTTGCAATCATTTAGAAGCGATCTCACCGAGTCATCAGACAAATCCCAGTAGGAATCAACATCCTCAATCCCCAGATCACAGCCAAGATGGGCAACTTTACCACCAACCGCTCGTGCTGCGTGAATACACTCACGTACACTCTCAGTGGTGTAGCCAAGCCCGGTAGTACAAATTAAATACTTTCTATCATTCCACGATCTATCATCCATGCCGTATCTATAGAATACCTCAGTATCAACACCAAGTGGAAGACTTACATAGATAAAATCAGGATAGTATCCTGCCGGAATCGCCTCATTTCCTATCAAATCAAGATAACTAAACACGACAGCAGCGTTATCCCAAATCTCCTTCCATTCAAAATATGTAGGATTTCGCGTGCTACGAAAGGCATACTGAAAGATTGCGTATTTCTGACCACGTTTTAAGATCCGGCGTGTCCGGTTGAGTACCTGATCACGCCGCCCGTTCACATGAATAAGCACCATATCCGCATCCTGCTCACGATCAACAATCGTGATATTGCTCGGTTTGTATCTTTTTAGCGCGTCAACGCACCTGCCGATACCGCGCGACTGATAATCAATTTCTAAGTAAATCTTCATAATCAATAGACGGCATGATCTCACGCCAGTTATCCGGCCATGTGGGAACCGGCCAGAAGCGATCAACCAGCCAATCAATATCATGGATAAATGTATTCCCATCTCCCGGCTTCATATTCATCCAGAAGCTCACGGAATACGCGTTACCGCGGCGCATCTCTCGTTTATCCATGAAATAGCCACGGCCCATTTCCTTACCTTTATGCAGGTGTGCGTACCACGTTTTCTTGTTACGCATTTGTTTGCCGCCACCAAGCCAATACTTCAAGCCAATTTCCTGCGGCTCACCAATGAAAGTTTCGTATCCTTCCTCCTGCATGGGGAAAATATGTTCCATGAAATACTTGCGGTTCACAAACCAGCAACTTCCCTGAAAACTCATATCTTCGTCGATATCGTACTGAGGATCATTGAGGCGTTCGAGGATACGTTCTTTCCAGATCGTGCCGTGGATCCCTACTTGATCCGGCTTCCAGTACGGGTAACTAAGAAACTCGTAGTCAACATCGGGTTTACCGACATCTTTAATCGTCCAGTTCTCCGCGTCCAAGCGTTTCCTACGTGGCACGACCAGCCAGTTTTCCTCCATATCAGCAGCAAGTTTGACATCAAACCCGACGTCAAACATACAATGGGCGTCTACTTTCATTAAGTAGTCGCCCGTTGCAGTAAGTGCGCCCGCATTGATACCGTTTCGCATACCGCGACTCGTACCAAAATGTATGTATCTCACGCGGGGATCTTCGACGATCTCATGTTTTGCTGGCCAGTATCCGTCACAGATAGCGATAACTTCAACCTCGCCCTGTGCTTTTTCTAAGATATCCCGGATGGTTTTCTCCAGATAGATCTCGTTACGTGATGGAATAATGATGCTGACCATATAAAAATGAGTAGTATCTTTTTACAATCCGGCCTGTCGCTCTGCCCGTTCTTTACGGATGAGCGATTCAACCGTCACCCGGTTCTTGCCGGTTGCGTTAATGTTAAGTGATTTTGCGACTGCTAAGAGATCCTTCCATTTCATGTCAGTAAGATCATCATAATTCCGTTTCGCTGCTTCCGCTTCCGCTTCACGCATGGAAACTTCCGGCTCAACATAGTCCGGCTGCGAGGGAGCTATAGAAGCGTTTGGTGTTGCTTCCCCCTCAGTCTCCGCTACAACCTCATTCACCTGTTCCTCCGGTACAACCGCTTCCTGTTTCTTGCCGGTCTTTGGTTCCGGACGTTCATTATCGATATCTTCTTGGATAATCCGGAGTGGACTATTCACGTGCATACGCACATGATTCACCAGATAATCATAATGATAGGGTAACTTCTTGCCGTTATACAGGATAATCTTACTTGATCGAGGCAGGACACGATATTCACTTCCGTTGAAATGGAATGTGATTTCATTGTCCGTTGGATTATAAATCTTTTCGATTATGTTTTGCATTGGTTAATGGTAGGTGGTGGTACCACCAGCTACCTTTCTTGCCACCTCCTTTGAGATATCATCAACAGTAGTATTAAATCGTTGTTCACGGGAGACTTCGTTACGCTGGTTTGCTTCATCAATCGCCGCACCGATATCACGGGCTTGTTCAACAATAGGTTTGTTTTCGTGGGTATATTTACGGATATCGTCTTGTTCAATTCTATCTGCCATAAATATATGGTACTCCATTATATTTTCCCTGTCAACACGTTCCATAATCCCCGGACTTGTGGGGAGAAACAAGACGACTCCCCACAAGTGGCGGGTGAGCCAGATTAGTCGTTTGGCTCGTTGACCAGACCGGACGCACCTTCGGTTTTCTTTGGTGTGTACTCGATCTCAAGACCGAGGAAGAAGATGTACTCAGACGCAATCGTTGCGTCGGTTGCATCAATCTCAGTTTCTAATACCAGCATATCACCTTCAACTAGCTTCTTACCGGCGATCTTACCCCAGTCCGTTTTACACAATGTTTTTGCAACGGTTGTGCCAAAACGGTCTTCGGCGATTGGCGTATCAAGCGCGGTAGCAGCGGCAGCCAACGCAACACCAGCGGGAACACGTTTATATAACACAATAAACGTTGCATCGTCGGTTGCGGTTGTTGAGTTAGTTGACCAGAGTACGCGAATGTACAATGGTTTTTCTACATCAACATCTTTAGGCAGGCCAATAAAGTTGATCCATTTATCACCGGCTTCCTCAAACCGGACGACCATTGGCGCACCAGTATCAATGGCAACAGTGACTGGCGCACCAGTACCTTTACCGGCAAGCGCGGAGCCGGACGGCTCGTATGATGCACCGTGTAGTGGCGCGATATATTGGCGTTTTCTTCGCCATTGAATGTTTTTATCTCGAATCATAGTATATTCACCTCCCTTCCGCATCCACTATCCGGGAAATGAATTACCCCGTGACACGTCGTGTGTCACGCTGGTCATAGTTTGCCCCCGGAGTCGGGATACTTAATCGGCCGTCTTTTTTGCGTAGAACGGCCAAACTACGGAGCAATGAAAAAAGCAATATAAGTATACACCTATACGCAAATCATTACTACTCGACATCACGTAAGAACGTGTGCGCTCTCGCTCGGTCAGTTGCAAATTCTGCGTAATGGAACAGGATTGCCTCATACGAGTCTTTACCACTTACCTTCGTCAAGATTGATCCGTCCTCGTCCATCCAGTCAAAGTCCGCCATTTGCATGATGAACAAGTGATCGAGGTCAAGGAAGTACATCGTGTTTGGTGTACAGTCCGGATCAGCAACAACGGCAATTCCGTTGAACTCAACGCCAGTCCAGCCGCCGTCAAGTTTCATGGTATTAACATGACGCTTGTCAGCGATGATTTCAGCGATATACGAGTCACGGAGCTCATACGTTGTAACAATTAAGCCAACGTTGCCACCGTTCTTCTCAACTGCTGAAACTGCTTCCTGCATGAGTGCGCGGGTAACGGATCGGAGTGATCCACCGTTATCGTCGTTGGTGAACGTCGTACACTTCCACCATGGATAGGTGGTACGTGACAGGTTATGGAGCGTATCAAGATACGTACTATCGTCAACAATACCCTTTAATCCCATCATTTCGTACACCGTCGAACCAGCACGCGCACCAGATCGAACAACCCAGTCATTATCTTCAACAGCCGCGTCAAGAGCTGCGCTCATGGTCACGGTTGTATCAGATGTAACTAAGTCGATTTCGATTCCAGTGGAGTTGGCACGGGCGAGTCCAGTGGAAGGATCAAGGATGTCAATCAACATACCCTCAGAAAGATACATAGTTCCCGGACCGTCAACCGTTAAGGTTGTACCCGTACCCGGATCACCATTCACCAGTGCGCGAACACCAGTTCCGGCACCAAATAATTGGAAGTTGATATCTTTCTTTAAGTCACGCACAACGCCTTTAATCTCGGAGTTGAGCGCACGAACGATTGCACCTTCGTTGTCGCGAGACGCTTTGATCGTCGGTCCAGTGACTTCGATACGTCCATAGTTATATTTAACCTGTCCGTATGGATTTTTGTACTCTTGATGACCGGCCGTTGGCAGTGTTCCACCATCAGCACGCGCACCAACACCGCTATTTCTGCGGTGATGTACTGTCAATTGCCACTGTTTACCACTCACGTCTTCGCTGTTGCGTTGCACCTTGTCCAACAAAATAGTGGCATGGTTTAACTGCTCGCGAATCGCGGGTAAGTAATCGATCTTTAACGCCTCGTTAAAGTTTGCTAAGTTTTGGGCCATATAGTATTCACCTCCCATCTAGCGAAAAATCGCTACGCGTACACGTACAAAAAGATTGTGAGAGGGAATTACTAACTATGAAAAGCGGGTTTTCGCTCGTTCTCCAGCTTCATCAATAGTTAGAGGCTTATGAGTTTCCGGTGGCTTTTTATCACCACCGCCGCTTGGCGTTTCCGTCTTCGGTGGAACATTGCGATGTTTGGCGATTGCATCCTTACGGATCCAATCTTCAATCTCCGCATAGTGTTCAGTCACCCAATACGTGTACGGATCAAACACTCTATTGCCCGGCTTTGACATTTGCATGAGCAGATCAGCACGTTCCGCCGCATCAAAATGCGGTTTCCCGTCAGATCCATCCCACTTCTTTGCCAAACGATCAATACTCTGATCAATCTCCTGCTGACGAGTCAGTGTTTCCTCCCGACGATTGAGAAGTTTCTCAACTTCCGGTATCACGGTTGAAAGCACCGCACGCTGTACATCAGGATCAAGATCAGCTACCGCCGCCTGTGCAGCCGATGCCGCCTCACTAGTCTTTGTACTTTTCTCAAGTTCAGCCAGTCGTGATTGCATTTCTGCTAACGTCTGTTGCCCTTCAGTGTACTTCTTCCTCAACCCTTCATTCTCCTGGACTAAGTGGTCAACAGTAATTTCTTTATTGCCGACTTTAATCGTCGAATTAAGAATCGAGCTATTGTCTGAATCTGGAGTGTCATGACCTTCGCCCTCCGCGCCCGCATCAGTACCAGCTCCCGTATCCTCGCCCTCCGGTGATTGATCACCAGCAGTTGTATAAGGAGCGGCTGTTGCGCCCGCATCAGACGACGTGTCAGTGGACGCCGTCGAATCATTATTTGGTATGGTCATGTTTTAACACCTCCTTGAGTGAAATACGTAGTGGTCAACAAAAACGTCGACATACGCAGTGTCTTTTCTCAGTGGCTATGTCGTGAATAAAAAAACCACGACACGACCATAGCCATAGAATACACAAAACCACGCCAGTATGCAAGTAGCCAGCAAAAACGGTAAGAAAATAAAAAGAAGCGTGCGGGAATTATGCGGTATTAGTTGGTCTCGTAGATGATATGTACGGTAAATACGCGGTTATTGTATTGTGCTTCACTCGTGGTGAGTTCAAGCAAGAAGTTACCGGGGGAAGGAATTGGAATATCGAGATTGTCTATCTCTGTTTTCCCATCATCCTCAATCGCGTCTGATTCATAATACTTAAACCCGGTATCCGGATCCAGTAAAGTAATGAATACTTCTTCCCATGCTTCTGATGGTGACGCGCTTGACGATACAGAGCTACTGGGCGACGCGCTGGCGCTTGGGCTGGCAGAAGCGGATGGTGAGCTACTGGCACTCGCGCTTGGCGATTGAGATGCACTTGGTGAGATTGATAGCGACGGACTTATGCTTGCGCTGGGGGAGGTACTAGAACTTGGACTGGTAGATGCTATTGGCTGCGAAGACAGTTTTGGCACTTCAATCCAAATAGTTTTAATCGTGCCGGAGACACGTTCTATTAACTGATCGATTACTGATGCGTTCTCTGCTACATCAAGCACCAGAGTACGGGAAAACTTTGCTATCATATAGGTAATAATATCACACTAATACTTCACGTCAACTTTCCTGCCAACGGTCATGTGCCGTTCCATACGATCTTCCATACTCATGTTCTGCGCTTTATGTTCCGCTTCCTTTGAATACTCCCGGCGTTTCGTGCCGACTGAGGAGATTGCTTCTTGCGCGAGCGGATCGGTTTTTGCGCCCTCTGATAAATCATAACAATTCGGTTTATCGTTTGCCATAATCATAGTATACACCTCCGATTGCAATATGCAAATTACCAAATATATATCAATACAAACCAATAACTACATGATACCGCCACCCATTGGTCCGGCTGGCGCGGCTCCCATGCCACCACCTTGCTGTTCCAGTAACTCACCTTCGATGTGTGCGCGGAGGATTTGTTGTACCTGCTGATCCTGTTGGACTTCCGGCGCTTGTGCGAACAATATGTGCGCTTCGGTATGTTCAGGTGTCGCACCCGGTGTTGGTGGCAATGGCTGTCCATCCATCATCGCGGCGTTCTCTTCATCAGCTAAATCAACATCAGGTGATGGTGGTCCGGCTGGTGGTTGCATACCGCCACCCTGCATTGGCTGTCCACCTTGTCCGACACCACCGACAGATCGTCTTCCCGCTATATCAGCCTGTAATTCTGATTCCTCCAACCGCTCCCGTTTCGCTCTCTCAGACAATCCCTCAACGTTCGGGAACTCAAACTGTCGGAGTACCTCGTCACCGGGTAACGCACGGAGTTTCAATAGATCAAGCATCGTGGTCCGCTGCGCTTCACGGGTATAGCCAAGCCAGCTGCCAATCGTCACAATAACTTCACCCGGCTCAATCGTGAACGCTTTCCCTTGTTTCTCTAATTCCTTCCCATTCTCACCCGCGGCAGACTTCCCCACAACCTTCATACGCTCAGGAATACCTTCCTCCGGATCAGTAACTTTAATCACCCGTGAGGTTGAATAATGCTCATCAACTTCCTCCAGTAATCGCTCACCGGCTACTGACAGGAAATCCTCCAGTGCTTCCCGGATACCGGACAGATTATTCGCATCCGTTGCCTGTAACTGTTCCAACATCCCCGTAGAGCGGATATTGCTTGGTAGTGACGCGGGCGATATCTGCGACGCACCGGACAAAACATCAATATATCGATTCAAGTTATCAATCTGCCGGTTGATCGTCAGCGGCAACGGGAGGATCTGCATCTGCTCAAACTTTCTTCCCGGATTGTATTCCAAGACTTCCACTTCAGATACGCCGCTCCTGCCAGTTCCTGCCAAGTTCACCCCGTGGCCTTTCTCCGCTAAGATCCGCGCACGATTCATCTTCACGTTGTATTCAAGGATTAACGATTCTAACCGATCCAATGCTTTGTTTGTCGGAATAATATGACTGATCCACGGCTTTGAATAGAGCTGATATACGTCTTCCGGCTGTAAAATCAGGAACGGATACTTCGTACGTTTGAGTGGCTCATCACGGAGGATAACATCCCCGGCATACGTCACTAACTGGATATTGCCTTTCTTCTCATTCCCTTCTGCATCCCATATCATTATCTCCCGTACCAACGCAGTATTCCGCTTGTCACGTTGTGACTGCTCGCCACGTTTCATCTTCATATTCTTTTTTAACTCAGACAGGGATAACTCACCATCAGCCGTTACCGTACTCCGATTCTTCTCATTGTACCGGCTGTCATTGTGTATCAGATCAACATCGCGGGCAAAAACTTTTGCAACAAACGGTGACGAGGTGATCACCGGGCCTTCCAACTCTGCATTGAGTGGAATAATAATATCGAACGGATCATGGCTTTTAATAAATACATCACCATTCTTCCCAATATCCGGATCAAATCCATGCTCCCAAATACCAATACTCGTCCATAAACTAAAATCTACTGCTGACCTGATCTTCGCTCTGATATGCAACGTCCGGTACAAATGGTCCAATACCTTCCCCGCTCTCCTCGCGCCAACATTAGTATCATTATCATCATCACCGGGTAATACTTCCCACCGTGGCTTATATCGCGTTGCATAATTCGCTACCGCACGCGCACTCGTCTTAGTCTTATTGATCACTAACCGCACCCGGTCTTTCCGCTCAGGCGGATTCTCTATCGCATTCGTTGTTGCGTTATACCGGATGTAATGATTCCCATCCAAAAACTGCTTATTGACATACCAATCCCACGTCAAAGGTTTCCGCTCATCCTCAGCAGTCAGAATATACTCATCACAGATTGCTATCTTCTCCTCATCTGATAACTTTTCCCACTTTTTGCCGTGTATTACAATCATACGCTATGTTCTCGCTCCTTTCTCTAAACTCTCTAAATCAGAAAATCCCAACCCATCCAGATCATATACCTGCTCAACCTTGTCATCATCCATTTCCTCCACCACTGTCTCTGTCGCCTTCAATTTCACGTACTCATCACTGGTCCGCGCGACCAGTTTTAACTCTAAATCCTTTAACATCGCATCCTTACGGACTAATTCTTTGTAATGAAGATACTCACGAAAACTTAAAAAGATCAGAAAAAGAAGAATGATTAGTAATTCCATGTGTTTGATACTACCATAAATCACCTAAATGTTCATCAACCGCTAATCCACTACTGCCCTGCTCACCTAATAACCGCTCCATGTGCCGCTCAAGCCGCGTCTTATCCTCGCTCATCACTTCCTCGCGCTCCTCCAGCGGCGTGTCCGGCGTATACGCTACTTCCGATATATCAGACAATGCATCAATAATATCATCATGCCGTGACCGTGGATAACGTGCTAACTGATCAATAAACTCTGTCATATCCGACTGACAAAATACCGAATTGCGCTCAAACCGCGGACCAATAGCCGCTCTAATACGCGCATCCTTACTCTTCCCGGATCGCGTCTTTATCGGTTTCAACGGCAACGATACATTCAATAACCGCTCCATCTCATAAATACTCTCAATCAATAACTGTGCCGAACCTATCGTCTCTATCGTCACCGTCTCCGGATGCCACGAATGATACGTCTCAAACAAGTTCTGCAATAATTCATCCGTTGTCCATCGTCCTGACTTCACTTCCAAAATCCACCAGCGATTATCACTATCAACCCCAAGCGTTATTAACGCTGAACTGTCCGCTCCTGACGCTTGCGATAACGCCGGATCGCACGCCGTAAAAATAGCCAACTTCCCCAACTTTGGCCGCTTATGCTCACCATTGCACGCGATACACGTGCCGCCATACGTGTGGATGTTATGCCGCTTCACTAGCGATGTCTCCTCATCAACCGGATCATTCAAGTAAAATGCTGAAAAGATATAACTCCCCTGAATGTTTTTATACTCATTCAACTTCTCCTCACTCAACATCTCCGGGAAATATAAACTCCCATCCTGATTAAACGCACCACGGATAAATACATCCACCAATTTCCGCAACTCCGGATCTTCCATGATATAGTGATATAACTCAAAATGCGCCCACCGCGTTCCTACAATAATCCCTTCACCTAACGGATCCAAAAGCGATAACGTCCGCTTCCACCACTCAATAACTTTCAACGCCTGCTCACGCGTGCCAATATTCATTTCTCCCACTAAGTCATCCCAAATGATCGTCGAGTAGTGCTGACTCGTTAATTGCGTCTCTACACCCGCTGCCGTCACCGTCGGCTCACGTACACCCGGACTCCTCCCCAAAACTTCAATCTTATCTTCACTCCACATATACTTCGTCTTCATCAACTTCTCATCATAAAAATTACCATAATTGTCCTTAAACTCCTGATTCTTCTCCAAATGATCCTTGATCTCACGCAAAAATCCACGCGAGTTACCGCTTATCGCATTCGCTATCAAAATACGCTCATTCGGGTTTGCCGCTATCTTCCGTAATGAATTGTTGACCGTGAAAAATGTGGACTTAAATGTACCGCGAGGTACTAATATCATCTTCAACCGCTTCGTTGAACCATGATACCACCGGCTCCACTCACCATGCACGTGCGGTACAATCATCTCACGCCGCTCCGGATCCGTCTCAATAATCTCACGCGACAAAAAATATAAATCATCAAGCCCTCGCTTCGCACGCCGCCATAACCTAACCTTCTCCTTCTCAGTCAATTGCTCAATCAAATACGCACGATATTCCTCCTCAGTTAATTGTTGCTTCTTGAGGGCCGCTTCTGCCGCTGTATCGATTTGGATTTCTTGGCCGGGATATATCATAGGTTTTTAATATTTAATCACGTAGCGTGGATTCTAGCTCGCTCAGATGCGTTATGTACGTGTCAGGAACTAAAGTCAAGGAGCGTCTTTTTAATCTCAACAATTCCTTCACCACCAGCTAATAATTCTTCACTGTTACTTATCATACGATATATCTGCCCTCTCGACATAATAATCCCCAAATCTTTACATACTTGCAGCAAATAATGCATAAGCGGATAGCCACCAAAAACAGCCATATCATCGCGACTACGAAGATAGCGAAAATACGCGGAGAGAGAACGACGAGGATTTTTAGTGAAGTCACGAACAATGAGATCCCGCGCATCATGTAGATTAAAAAATGTCATAAGGGAATAATACACTGTATTAAAGGAAATGTCACGGAAAGAAAAGAATATTTTTTCTTTTTTCCAAAAATTTTATTGCGTAACCAAGCGCGATGTCTCACGCAAATCTGGCAAAGCAAAACCCATCCCAACCCGGCCCCCCCTCTCCGGTCCTTTGGCATCTAAGATTGTGTAATATGTGAGAAATATTTAAACTACGTCGTGAATGATACAATCCGCGACGTGGTATAGCGAGACAACCACACACACCCCGAAGCTGAAATAACGCC